ATTTTGGCTTCTTCTTATTTGGAATCTAATGGGATAGGGGCTTGCTGCTAGCTGTATGCTTTGCACCCGTCATTAAAACACTGCCAGCTTTATGAGTCGGGCCTGTGTAACGCTTACCGTCAGGAGTAAAGTGCGCCTGATTCTTAGCCATGACTTACCCCTTATTTCTTGGACTTGTTCTTAGCTGTACGGGACCCACGAGTAGGCATAGCTGTTTTAGCTGTCTTAGCCGCTTGCTTAAAGTCGGCCTTGGTAGGTGCGCCTTTAGTACCCGGCTTGTTCATTTTCTCGCCAGAACCCTCGGCTATGCGCTTACGCTTGGCATTAATATTACTGTAAAGACCTGTCTTCATTAAGAATCTCCTGTACTTGCTGTGCTAACTGCAATTCGGTAACATCGTACCGAAGCTCAAAGGCTTTTCTTCCCATGCCGTGATAGCCAGTATTCCCCCTGTGATGCTCGGGGCAAAGTGGGATAGTTGCGTAGTTAGAATTCCGTACACCCATCCCCAAACCTATACCTCTGATGTGGTGAATCTCTGCTGGAGTCCCAACGTAGCCAAGCCTGTAACAAATTATACATCCTATATCTGCAACTTTTGACAGATATTGCACCTCTTTTTTACGCACGATTTTTACCTTCTAGCCGCTTCTGGACTAGACTAATCAAGTGTTTTATCTGCTCAGGATGGTAGTAGTACAGGTTTCCAAACGCCTGTATACCAATCTCGTCAATCTCAGCGTCAGTTAGTTTTTTGAGCTTCATTGGCAGTGGCTTGCTCCCGAATAATGGCTTTTGTTGAGTCATAGCGTGAAAAAGACTCTCCCTCATCGCATTCAGGACACACAGTTACAGTTCCGTCAGAACAGCAAGGATCATTTGCAGTAGGCACATCATCCCTGTCTGTTACGTAACCGCAAAACTCGCACTGCACTAGGTTGCTATCATCTACTATGTTTGTGTCATTCATATTATCCTCTTATTGAGTTGATCTATCTATGCCGCGATTAGATGCTTCTTGTGAGCGCCAGACATCGATCCTAGCCTGTGCTGCTACCAACATCCACCTAAGCGTCTCGGCCTTCTCTACAGCTTCCTTTAGCCCGTCCAGTACCGCTAGATACTCTGGATGACTGTACGCAAAGTTATCCTTGTCAGCAATAGTATTCCCGATTGCTCCTGAGAACAGCATAGCTTTCTTGCTTTTGCGGAATTCTTCTAGGTAGGTAACCTGAGCCTTAGCCTGTGCGTACTCAGCAGAGTGCCGAATCATGTAGTTAATTGCTTCGTGGGGATCTATCTGGCTCATGTTATTTGTTTACCCAAACTGTATGGTAATTGCTTGGCAAGTTTGCTACTCCAATCAAAACCCGAATCGGTTTTTTTGTTTCTTCTCGCTTTAATTCCCATTCTTTTCTTGCAAAACTTGCAGCTTGTATAGCTGTTTGCAAATCAACAACTTTGCCATCAACGAAAATTTGAACATCTGACTCGGACATACCGCAAGTTACGTATCTGGAGATTGACCAAACTTCGGACTCAAAAGATTGCCAATCGTTTTTGCGGAATTTTTCTGTCTCGCCATTTGCGTAGTTAATTTGATATTTCATTTGCGGCTCCTAGTGATTGATATTGTGCTGCTGTGAAAGAACTATAGCAGAGTATTCTCCAACTGCAACATATATATTTCTATCAGTTACTACTTATTGATAGCTTTTATTTAGCGGCGTGTTGCCAGACATAGTTAATAGCCTGAGCAAATTGCTTTCTTGTTAACGATAGCTGTAAGTTATCAGTAAGCACTAAACCATCGCCTACCTGCCGTAGATCACCGCCAAATAAACCCCACTTGCCGGACTTATCAAACCTAGCCTGTACCTTTAGCATGGCATCTAGCCCTATACGTATATCCTTGGCTATGTCTTGTTGATTATCAGAGTTAGCGCATACCAATCCAACATTGAGCCTAGCGACTATCGTGTGCCAGCTACTCTCATCCCCGTAGCCTTCCCTTAGCTTCATTAGTTCCGCATGAGGGGCTAGTTGCAGGGCTGTCTCGGACTCTGCGCTATGCCTAATGGTTAGTGGTATCGTTTTTGGTACGTACTTTTTAGGCTTCCTTGGCTTTTTATTTACAGGCATCAATGACCGCCTGAATTGCGTCCTTTGCGTTATTAACCACCGCAACCTGACCTCGCCAACCTGCGTGCCAAATAACCTGCTGAGGCGTTAGCTTGCCGTCCCCCTCTTTGAGTTCTAGCAAAATGTTATAACGTCTGCCATTAACGCTATGACCTACCAGCAAGTCCGGACAGCCTTCGCCGACCTTATGTAAATGCTGGACAATAAACCCTTCTTCCCGCAGTGCAGCAACAATAGCCTTCTGGTTTCCATCTACTCGGTAAGCTCTCAACGCCAATCTCCCTTTATCCCTCTGTTTCCTTTAGCCCACTGTTCTTTGCAGTCATTGGCTAGTTTATCTGCTACTAGATCACCCCTAGCTTTTCTAACCCTAATTAGGTAATCAATAGCCTTATTCCTGTCTTCTGTTCTCCAGCGTAACACTTGCCAGACTTCACAACGATGTCTGTGTTCCTCAGACTCATGCACTAAACCGTCCTTTATTATCAAAGTCCATAGGCATAGCGCCAACCTTCTCTATAAATTGCTGGCTGCTGCTATGGTAATAAAGACCATACCACTCCTGAGCCTCACCATTCCTCTGCTTCTCGCACATTAGGTAAGCATCAGGCTGTGTCTCGTCTACCTGTTCGCCCCGGTTCCTCATGTTCTCTTTCTTCTTGTTGCGCCACATTAGGAATACATTGTCCACCTGATCCGAAATAGATCCAGAACCCTTTAAGTCGTTCTTATTCGGCTGCTGCTCCTCATTGACCAGCTTGCGGATATGGTGAACTAGGTGGATGTGTACCGAATGATCTCTAGCCAATGCAGTTAGCTCGTCAATAAAGTTCTTCTGACCGTTAAAGTCATCCTCATCTCTTAAACATTTCATGAGACTGTCGACAAAGATATGCTTGATGCCTAGTTCCGTAGCGCAATACCTAGCCATAGCAATAACTTTGTCCGCTGATGTAGTTCCTTGTTGATCGTAAAGAAACAATTTGTCAGAAACATAGGTATCGAATCTGACAAAAAGTTTGCTGATATATTGCTCACGGTCATTACTTAACGGGTTGTCTATGTACTCACCAGAGAACTGCCTTACCATGCGCTCCAAGGTTTTCTCAGGCTTCATCTCAAAGCTAGCTATGCAAATTTTCTGGCCTTGACGAATCAGGTTCAGCGCAATCTGGCCTGTAACCAATGACTTACCACCACCGTTACCACCAGCATAAACAGTAACCTCACCATCCCTAAACGCAAAGCTAGAATGCGTGTTAGGCCAAGGCAATACAATTTTTGTATCAGTTTTACTATTTAGATAGCTTTCCTTTATAACTTCCGACCATTCCGTAGCCCGTCTAACCTTTAACGTAACGTCATTAGCGTGTAGGTACTTCTCTACATTAATGACCTCTGACTTGATAAGTCTGGATTTCCTTGCTTCGTCTAAATCTATTGCTCTATCTTCAAGGCTCATTCACGATCTCCATATTTATAGTTTTAATTGCCTCATGAAACTTGTTTATTGGCGCTAACATTTTCTCTGGCACAACATATCGTTTTCCGTATCCAAAATTATGCTCAGTCATGTTTGCTAAAAACTTTTTCCTGCTTATAAACCCATGAATTCTGACTACTGATGGCGATTGAGCAGAACATAAAATAGCCCAATCCGTAGCAAAATCATCTGGTTTCGTAAAAATTAGTAGCCTTGGTTCTGGTGTCCTAGCATGGGTACTGGTCTTGATCTGAATTGTTTGACCGTTAAAACTCATATCAATATAGCCATCACCTCCAATTGTTATGTCTGTCCTAATTGATATTTTTAAGAATTTGCTGACAGCCACCTCTCCTAACATACCTGCATAATGGATTGCAAAATCAGTCTGATTCGCTATTTTTTTATTGCTAACTTGACGATTATTTACCTGAACAAATTTAACGCCCTCAATAATTCCAGCGTAATGAGCAGACATAATTAAATCGTGAGCGTCTAAATTAACATCCATATTGTCCTCAGTTAATATAATTAGCTGCTTCGTTAATTCGTTCAAAAGCCGTTTTAAGCCGTTTTCTATCAGTGTCTGATACCTGCCTACCCTCGGACAAATCAAACGCAGCCAGTGACGTTAAAAGTGCCTCAAAATGGATTATTCTGAGCAGGTCTGTCGCATAAAATGGTCTACGCTCAGGTTTTTGTCGTTGATTGTCAATTGAGTAACCAAGTTTGTTTTCTTTAGGAAACAGGTCACCTATGTCCATCCCTACAGCAGCCACTATCTCGTAAGCACTGCAACCGCCAAAACACTTGAGCAGAATGCGACCATCGTCAAGGTGTGTGATTGCTAGGCTAGGACTACGATCTTCGTGAGCAGGACAGCAAGCAGTCCACCGACCTTTGGAACCCTTGACCTTCTCTAGTCGGTTTAGTAGGTTGCCAATCATTTGATCCTCCTGTCGTTCATCCACCACTCATTACTGCTGCTTGACGTTGTGGCAACTTCATCTTCCCAACGGCTTGCATTAAGCCATGTAGCTGGATGTGGGACAAATTGCATTTCTTTACTGGGAAGCTGCTGTTGATTGATTGCGTCTAACATTTTCTTTAGGACAACATCATCAGGCTTAATCTTTAGCCAAGACTTTAAAGCATTAGGCTTTGCAACCTTACGAGGATATTGCTTCCAGAAAATATCAAATCGATCAATATATTCTTGGGTATTGGTTATTGGTTTATGGTTATTGGTTAGTTGAACGTCCGTTGAACAGGTGTTGAACCGTCGTTCAGCAGATGCTTTACCAGCCCTAGACGCTTGCTCAACTTTCCCTCTGTAATGAGCTATTTCTTTATCTGCCCTAAGGTTAATCCAACCATCATCACTTAACGTAAAAAACTCCTCTAAGATCAACTTCACCTCATCCTCAAACTCACGCATGTTGATCTGCCGAGCAACTGATGATGAACCGGAGTTCAACGGACGTTCATGAAGATAATAAAGATCAAGCAATCTACGATAAGCAATGTCTTCAATTGGGGATAAATGGCGAGTATGACTAGAGTAGTCGCCGATGTGAAATTGGTAATAGTTCATAGCTTTTCCAAACAAAAAAAGCCCTAGGAGAGACTCTCACCGCATAACGGTGTTGGCAGACTGGCGGGTAACCAGCAGAGTCCCTTCTAGGGCTTACCCTTAAACGCGCTGCCAAGCACGTAATTACTATACCTTAACGCCACGTAAGGTGCAAATCCTGCATACGTTGCTATCTTTGAACTGGCTGCTGGTACGGCTTCTTTTGCAGCCTCGGCAAAACTTAGTGCCAAAATAGCTTGTTTTCGTTGATTCGACTTGTACAGGTTTTAAAGGATCGTTGCTCAATTAATTGACCTCTAGGTGAAATTTTAGGTAAGAAGATGTTTAATGGCTTCCAAGGAAATGATCGTGCTGGCTCATTTTCTTCTTTCATAATTGTTAATTCTTTATCTGTCATGAGTTCTTCTCCTTTAGCTTTTCTTGAGCCACTTTTATAGGATCACGAATATCATCGTTAAATGATTGGAGCCATATTTCATCAATCTCCCCATCTGTCAGCCCCTGCCATTCACGCTGTGGTGTACAGGTATGTATCTCAGCCGGGTTGACTTCTCCGCATCGTTCGCATTTCATAGCTTATGCCCCCTGATAATTCGGCATTTTTGTCTATCCTCATTGCTAAAGTCAGGGCTAATCTCAGCCACCTGACAAGGCAGCTTTGGCGGCATATTATGCGCTTTAATGCTCCAATATATCGCTAATGCGCCACAAATGAACCAAAACACAATTATTAACTTTTCAGCAACCTTCATAATTTCCTCCTGTAATTAAGCTGCCAGCAGATATTGACGATAAAGAATATTACTGTCAATTGATATTAACTATCCATAACTGTTATGCGATAGAAATAATTTTACACACAGTCATCATTTTATGGGAATATTCACTCACCGCAACACAGCGGCTACTAGGAGACCAATATGAATATCAATCAATTGCAAAGTTACTACCTTAACGAAATCATGACCGGCTACCCTGACGATTTCTTGTGCGACCTTGATGCTCAGACGATACAGGAAGAATTCTCTAACCTGCTGTCAGTCTGGGTTGCTAACCGTAAAGATGCAGCAAAGTTGCAGACAGCGATGTCTAATGAAATTGCAGCCATTGTTTGCCGGGTTACTCGGCAGATGGATACCGACCCAGTTGAATACACAACGGACGATATTCGCAGAGAAGCAGAAGATCGTGCTTATCAAGCATATAAGGACAGAATCTAATGGATAACTCAATCATTTCAGATGTTCGCACTCAAGCCTACAAAGACGGTATCAAAGAGGGCATGGAAATAGCCCGTCAGATGCTTTGCAGGTCTTTAGAGAAAGACATTGATAGTTTCGGTAGGGCTTGCGCCCATGTTGATAAACTAATGTGGGAGAAGGCACGTTATGAAAAAGCTATTTTCGACGAATGATTGGTTCGCTAGACATCCTGTTTGTTCAGGTGCAATAATTGTCGCTCTTTATTTACTAGCCAGCTATCTATGAGTAAATCCATACTAGACCCATCATTTAAATATGTTCCTGCCTCCAGTACCAATGTTGCTAGAACCTTTGCAAAGATTCGCAGAGAGATGCAAGCTAAGGCTAATACGGTACAGCCTATTCAGGAAAAGCAACCACTCAATATTGTGCAGTATAAAAAATTCAAGGGATAAATAATGTCTGTTTATATCAAGCTGCAAAAAGCTAGGATGATGTTACAAGCAGCGCCAATAAAGAAGTCAGGACACAATAAGTTTGCTGGGTATCAATACTTTGAACTTGGCGATTTCCTACCAACTATTAACTCTATATTTTATGAAATCGGACTCTGCTCAGTCATCAGCTTTGATAAAGAGTTGGCTACTCTACGTATTGTCGATACTGATAATGGTGGGGGCATTACATTTACTAGCCCGATGGCTGATGCCAATCTAAAGGGCTGTCATCCTATCCAGAACCTCGGAGCAGTAGAGACGTACTCACGCCGTTACTTATACGTTACAGCGCTTGAGATTGTAGAGCATGATGCGTTAGACGCAACAACAGGCTCAGAGGCTCCTAAGTACGCAAAGCCGATTACTAAGGATGTATTTGACAATATGACCGCTGAGGAGCAGGAGGCTATTCGTAGCATTGGTGTCAATGTGATTTCATTGCTATCAATGGACGATGTAGCCGGTGCTGTTGAGTATATTGAACAATCAGAGTTAGATGCAGATTCCAAGACCGCCCTTTGGAGTTTGTTGGATAGTAAGCAACGGGCAGCAATTAAGAAATTCACCACAAGGTAGAAAAATATGAGCTTTGATAATACAAATAGGGGCATATTGTCCAAAAATTTGAACAAAACGGCAGACAATCACCCAGAATATTCTGGCTCAATTAATGTTGATGGCACAGACTTTTGGCTGTCAGCTTGGATTAAAGAGTCTAGCAAGGACGGTAAGGAGTTCTTTAGCCTGTCTGTAAAGCCTAAAGACGCACCAAAGCCTAAAGCAATGCCGGAAGACGATTTTAACGATTCTGTGCCGTTCTGATTAACGAGCCGAAAGCAGATGCTGAAACTTCATTAACGTGGGGTTATCAACCAGTGCAGCGAGTAGGCTCACCAATACGCCAAGCCGGTAGTGGCGGGTAACACCGGCAGCAGGGGCTAGATGACCTTCGGTACTCCAATATCTAGTGACCCTGCACCAAGACGCATGAGGATTCGGGCATTAACTTGCTCATTGGACTATAGAACCCAAGGGGAGTCCTCAGCCGTGTTGGGTGTTAAGCCAGCAATCGAGGATGTCAACGCAAATGGTTTTCTGGCTTTCCTTTTGCTTAATTGAAGACCAAATCGAACCCAACAACCTTAACAACTGGAGAATTACGTGATTCTTGATGAACTGCAAAAACGCTTTGACATTAAAAACGACCGCCAGCTATCTATTAAGCTAGGTGTAGCAGCACCCGTTATTAGCCGACTGCGTAACAATAAAGCCAAGGTTTCAGCCGAGATGATGATTGCCATTCACGAAGTATTTGAGTTGCCAATCGCTGAGATTAAGGAACTTTGCAAGTGAGTTGGGCTGTTACGGAACTAGAGGTTATCCGGTGGGCAGAGGCTAGAGGCATTGTCGCTAACTCAGACTCCAAGACGCAGTTACTAAAAGCAGTATCTGAAATGGGAGAACTAGCCGATGCTATTATTAAACGGGATCGACCTGCTATTATTGATGGTATTGGTGACGTGCTTGTGTGTCTTATTCTGGTGGGGGTTTTAGAAGATACAGACCTCACCAAGTGCTTAGAGGCAGTTTATAGCGAGATTAAAGATCGCAAAGGCTACCTCAATAAGAACGGAGTATTCGTCAAACAGGAATAATCTGTCCTCTAAATACTACGTGGTCATCATCCCAGACCTGACATAACTCCGGAGGCAACATCTTCCCATCAACAAAGGTTAGGACTGCAAAACCTGACCGATGGTTCTTAGGGTCGTCTTGGGAGTACTCAAACTGGTCTCCATTAACATCAGCTAATGAGCCAGTGTCTACCCCATACCTGTCGCCTGTATAATCACTCCAAGGGGTTACTTTTAAGCTATGAAGGTGACCGGTAACAACGGTAAGACCAGCTTTCATTGTGTTATTGTAAACAGCATGAATGCCATTATGATAACGATGCTTAATCATTACTTTATCGTTGACCATAATACTGGTTGAGAACTTCCATAGCGGGAAATGGTCAGTCAGGTTCATGCCTTCTACGCCTCGCCACGTATCCCCCACCTGAGCCGCTAGACGGGCATTAAAACGTTGGTCATGATTTCCCCATGTCCAATGTAAGGCAGCACCTTTAGCAGTTTTCTGGATCTCCTCTAGACGATCCTGACAGGCTTCTAGTTCTTGTTTTACAGTAGGTGTAGCTTTCCATCCTGAAGGCGGGTGACGAGAGATGCTAGCACCGTCGAATATATCTCCATTCATAACGACCATCCGTGGGGACAATTCTTTGATGATCTTTAGGAATGCACGGTGAGCAGTGCTGATAATGTCAGGCCAATAGTGGCAGTCTGAACCAACTAAAACAATGCCATTCTTTAATTCAATATTAGTTCTGACGTTGTTTTGAGCGTAGGTTACTTTAAAGTCTGGGCTATTCTTAGCAACTCCAGCTAGAACAATGCCTTGTCTTTCCTCAATTGCCCTACGTCTTTTTGATGTATTTCGTTCAGAGATTCCCAGTATTTCAGATACTTCTTTTACTGAGCCATGTTTGCTCCACAAGGCAATAAATTCTTGCTCTGTGCAAGATGCTTTTGTCATGATTTCCTCTAGTTAGAAAAGCGATGGAACTCTCCGCACCAATCATCCCTAGCTGTTATTGGGTAGGTGCAATCATAGTCATCGTCACCAGTTCTAATTAGAATTGGTGGATAACGTCTGCAATAACCAAGATCTTCCTTAACTTCAATCTCAAAGAAAGAGCATGATTGACAAACTGGCATCCAATCTTCTTTTTTCTTAGGCATTGTGATACTTACTCTGCTAATGTTGCGAAGACTACTAAAAATATATTACAGGATTATTGCAATGCGTCAATACGCTGAATAAATTACTTTCTCGTCTTTGCGACGATTAACTAGCCCTTTAAACTCTTTGCCAGCAGCAAATCGATAAAGCATGAAAGCCTCAGCAGCACCATCAAAGTCACCTCGGTTATGTTTGCTCCTGATGCTAGACCGCTGCAAGCAACCTATCCCAGTGTTAAATGCAAAGCTGACCAAAGCGTCAAACCGCCCTTGAGTAAGGTTATTAGGGCAAAGACGTAATACAGCTCTCTCAAACCTTCGTAGATCGTCCTGCAATACCTGATCCACTTCTTCATCTGATAGGGTTCTGTTCCACTCTGGTGGGCATTGAAGTCTACCTTCAGCCTTAGCTTGTTTGCGTTCATCTAGCTTCATCTTTAGGTGTTCTGCTGGGGCGATAAGATGACCTACCCCAGTAGTCCAAAGGAGTACAGCGTCTAGGTAAGGCTTTTTCCTTACCCCCTCATGGTGGCGTAGGGTTTTGCGACCCTTTTCAGACATATTCATTTCTTAGAAAATGCCTGAGTTCCGAACCAGAAAGCAATGACAGATGCCCAAATTAGCTGTGTATCGTCATCCCAAACCAAATCCATCATATCTTTGAATGGTACGTTCTGAGTCCATGCGTACCAGACACCAGCGATGTCTACGCAGACTAGCAGGAAGAACAAGCCATAGGTAATCGTAGGACGAACCATTGCGCGAGCATTGATAACCCAACGGCTTGCACCCTTACCAATCTCAATATCGTGGTTGTACAGGGCAAGACGCTCGTCAGACCTAGTCTGAATACCGATCTGATCCGTGTGGATTTCCTCTAAATGCTGCTGTGCCTGATAGCCAGCCTTCTGAAGCTCTAGTTGCTGCTGTACCTGCAATCGAGCCAGTTCTAGCTCATGCTTCTTGTCTGACTTGTCCTGAAAGAAATCCAGCAACTTAGGGACACCACCAGTTAGAAAAGAGATTAGTGTAGTAAATAGCGTAAGCATTAATGCCCCTTGAAAGTAATCATCCAAACAATAAAAGTAATTATCAATACAGAAACTATGCCACCTAGTGCTATAGCTAGACCATCCTGAATCTGTTGCACCTTCTTAACTTTCTTACGTCTAGCCGCCATCTCAATCGCTTTAATATGGAGCTTGTTGTCTGTCTCACGCTGTCTACGTTCAGCCCTGAGCTTCTCTAACCTACCCATAAAGTCCTCGTACAAATCAGGCTCTTTAAACTGATAGATAAACATCTCTTTAAGGTCTTTGTAGAACTCTTTTAGCTTACGTTCAGCGAGCATCATCTCAATGACGATCTCGTAGTCGTTACGGCTATCTTCTTCAGGTGGATTAGCTTGCAGTACCTTAGCCTGTGCTATGCCTTCTTCAGCCTTGCCAGCAGACGAAAAAAAACTGGTAAGCGCCCCAAGTGATTCGTGAGCAGACTTACCAGCCTCAGCACATTCCCTGATCTCGTCAAATGCCTCCTTAGCAATATCAAAGGCAGCCTTAGCGCCCTTAATTACTAATATGGCAGTTGCTACCTCAATCATTTTGGTAATGTCCCGTTACCAGCCATCCAGAACATTAAACCCAATGCAGCAGCACCTACGACCCAGAATATCTTTTTAACAACAGAACGACCCACTTCTTCATAGATCTTCTTAAATGCGACTTCAGCGGCTTTTTCAGCTATGGCTTCAATCTGATCGTCTGTAAGTGGGAGTTCCTTGTTAGACATGATTAAGCCTTCATAATGTAAGCAAGGGCATAGTAAGGAGGCAGGTTAGCATTAGTACCCGAAGACCCAGTAGTACTATTAGACACAGAAATACCTGTTACTGCTGAATTTGTTGTAGCCGCCGCACTTCCGCTTCCTCTTACGTTCGGCCCGTCAGATCCTCCAGCCAAGTTGTCAAGGGTTGAAATAGTATGAACGTGACCGGGATCAGTAACTGTAGCTGTGTGCGTATGGCTTACAACAATAGCATCAGCAGAGCCGCCAGACTGAGTTGCAGATCCTGTAACCGTAGTCTTAGCAGCACCACCCGAATCAGCATCAGCAGCAATAATAAATTTATTACGCAAATCTGGTGTGCTATTTGACCCATTACACAGATACCAACCACTAGGAATTGTTGCTACAGTGCCAGACCACATGACAATTACACCCGTAGGAATAATGTCCCGGACAAAGGCAGTTGTAGCCAATTTAGTGCTGTCATCTGAAGCAGATTGAGTAGGGCCAGTAGCCGTACCAGTAATAGCAACGGTGCTAGAGAATACAGCAGCACCAGTACAAGTAAACGCACCACCAACGACAAAGTTATCGCTATCAGTACCTGCTTGCTGGTCTTTAAGCTGCGCCATTAACTCACGTATAGCGTTATTAATACCAGACGGAGCGCAACCCTCTGCAATGTTAATACCGGCTATGTCAGTATTATTTGCAGGGGTAGAGCTAAACTCGCTAATCTTGTTCTTTGGCATAATTAATTTCCTAAGAGTCCGTAAAACCCAGTTCCTAACGAGCCGCCAAGAGCAGTAGGAATGCCTTTAGGCAATAACCCCTCCATTCTAGGCGTAGTCATGTTAGTGGCGCTTCTGGCTTTAATTACTGGCTTTAATTGACTTGCTATCGATGCAATACCCATAGCGCTAGCAGATGCAATATCACCAGTTGCTAAATTGCCAGCAGCGCCAGTAAATCCTAATTTATTCAGTACACTTATAACGGCTCTAGCACCCTCATATCCAGACCTAGATGGATTTTGAGCTTCAATTGGGACAACTAATTTACTAAGGTCAGACCTCAGCTTTGTAATTTCCCTAATTTGATCAGCATTAAATAGCTCTCTAGTTAAAGCAGAACCTTTGCCCATAATAAGCTCATCAATTGTTTTGACAATCTTTGAGGAAGGCAGAAGATTCCCTTGGCTATCTCTAGTCAATCTTACAAATGCCGACTCCTGAAATTGCTTAAAATCATTTGAATCTGCACCAAACATTTTCTTTAGACGTTGCACAGTTCTTACAGACGATTGAGCCTCGCCTATTGATGCTCTGCCATAAAGCAAATTCATTACTTCGCTAGGCTGCAAATCCTTTTCTACAATTGTCCTCATATTCTTAGCTGCATCAGCATCAGCTAACTTTGATGTATTTCCTTGAGGGAACTGAGTTCTATAGTCAGAATATAGCTTCCTTGCTTCTTTTAATTTACCTAACTGGGTTATATCACCACGAATCAAACCGTTAGTAATAGAGTCATCAAGCCAATTATCAAACTCTTTAATTATTGCTGAAACATTACCTTTGTCTGTGTCATTTGCACCAGCCTTGTAATATTCATTTAACTTTTTTCTAGTTGTCTCAATAGTTTTTAAGCTAATGTCAGTTACGTTCGCTTTACCAGTTTTAGGAATAATTGACCTAATTTCAACCATTGCACTTCTAGATGCTGGAGTCAACTTAGGATCAACAACTCGATCTTTTAGCACTCCCATGACCCTTGACTCTAATGGATCAACGGACTCACTGAGAAACCTTAACGAAGTAGGATCAACATCGCTATACGCAGTTTGATAATTACCTTTTAATTCCCGCTGTTTATTTCTAATAAGCTCATAAAGTCTGCCGCCGACCTCATCAGGAGACGTTGTTATTGTTCCAGCAGCAAATGACTTTTGCTTGTTTTCAACATCCTTCAATAATTCTACTTTTTGCTTCTCGTCAAACCTAGCAAGAATCTTCTGAGCAAATGAACCTCTAGCAGAGTTTCTCATTGCTTCTTCTTCTGCTATTTGAGTTATATCGCCAGTGGCTTGACCTCTAGTTAACGGGAAATTAACATCAGAAATATTTGCACCAGATGTTACATTTTTTGCATCTCTAACAAATCCAACGCCAAGTTGTTTGTAAGCATCAATAATAGATTGCTGACCTTTAGGGCCAAAGTCAGTCAAATTTATACCAGCAGCTTTTAAAGCAGCGTTAAATTCTTGGCTAATGGCTCCAGACGAATCTGTGACTGGTCTTTTGTTTCTTAGGTAAGCGCCTAATAAATCACCAACAACTTGACCACCAGCACCAAAGGCCGATTCAAGAGCAACTTGAGGAACGCTAAAAGGTTGAGTGCTGCCCAATGCCTGAGAAGACAACTGAGATCCAGAGCCAATAACACCGGTTGCAGTGCCAGCTATAACCCCCCTTCCACCAGTAGTAAGACCTAATTGAGCCATCTTCCCTGCTGGAAAGAATTTAGCAAGGTCACCAATAAATCCAACAACGTCAGTGCCAGACAGACCCGGCTTGTTAAGGTAATAGGGCTTATTATCAACAACAATAAACGGGTTTCCGTCTTTATCTACCCCCGGCTGTGAACCGGGAATATTTTTAATCATAATGTCTTGCAACGCTTTTGGATCAGTTGTAGACATTACACCCAAAAATGGCGCAAAACTTTCAGTAAAACCTAAAGGCGCATTAACTATTTCTGGTGTGTTTTTGTTGGTCGTAGGGAACTCCGGAAGCCCTAACGATGTAGCGCTTACAGGTGCAACATTAGCTGGATTTACATCCACATTACCAAATGGATCGTAATCAACAGGTGTTGGCATGACTACTCCATTAAGAGTACTTCAAATATTTACCGGGTCTATCTGGGTCAGGAGCATAGTAATACCCATCATCTGCTTTTCTTGCATTTGACGGTACACCTGCGGGTCGCTTTTCTTCTTTAGGAGCTTCTTTAGTAGCACCTTCTTTTCTATATCTAGACGCAATTTCTTCGCGTTTTGTTTTAATTTCAGATTCAATAGCAATAGCAGCACACGAATAAAAATATGAATTA